AAAAACCCACCGTAGTGGGTTTTTGCTATAGTTAAAAAACTATTAAGCTAACTTCAATCCACCAGCTGAGCTAACAGTGATACTGTTTGAGCTTACCCAGATGTTACCAGTAGCACCAATGTTACCACCAATAGCAGGTGTAAATTGTCCAGCACCTGTTCCAATGAAAGTTTGTAGTGCTGTGTCAGAAGCCCAACCACTACGCTCTACCAATACGCTCAATTGAGCAGCACCAGATGTACCAGCATCAACTTGATATGCTAGGATAGTAGCGTTACCTTCAATATAGCGTAACATTGTCTCAACTGCACCACCAGTTGTCAATTCAGCTGCCAAATTACCATATGCACCACTTGGAGTACCAGCGGCTAGAGTAACTTTATATGCTACTAATGGAGCTGCGATACCTGTGTTGATTGGGTATGTATTACCACTTGGGTAACGACCTGCGTCAACGTTAACTACGCCATATGCGTCACCGTTAATTCTTGTAAAAATTGCCATTTTCTTTTTCCTTTAAAAAATAATGAGTCCTAGGACTGCATGTAATTATTTAGCATTTCTGCAAAAAACCTATGATCTTCCTGCGAAATTGCCGGCGCTAAATTCGCCCCTGTTTACTAGTTTAATAAAGCCCACAGGACTATCTATATTAAATCCCTCGCCCTTAGGAATAGGTGCCGCATCTTTTCCGGGGGTTACCCACTGCTCTATACCACCAACTTGTGGCTCTAATTCGGCTAAAAGTGCTAGTTTGACTGCGGTTATTGCTGAATAAACCTCATCTAATGCTAGTACAATAGGCTTATTTTCTTTTGCGGCAAATACTGCAAACTGGGGCTTTGTTAGTTTACCCTGCAACCAATTACCATCTACTGCCTGCTTACTGACTTTTCTATTGTAGTATGTCTGCAGGGTAGATTTACTAGCGCCTGTTAATCCTGCTAAAAATTCATTTCCGCCTTTGACTGCAAAATTATTAATAGCACGTTTTGCGGCATCAATTAATTTTACCGGAGTCTTCATTTTAAATTTAGTATTCATATTTCCTGTGAATACTGTGATATATTGATTACTTCCAGTCAAGCCTTCTAGCCCGTTCATTGTGTGTCGACCCACTAGAGGAGTATCAGCACTGGCCTGTATATCAGTACCAGCACTATGAACTGCTAGTCCAATTTGTCTGCCCGCTATCTGTTTACCAATCGGACTTGCTACATCTACTTTATAAGTAACACCGTAGGGATTTGCTTTAAATACAAATTTTCCATCATGCTCTACAATATCAGTACCAGGATCGGTCCACATTAGATCGCCCTGAACAAATCCTTTAAATGTTGGGGGGCAAATACTGCCCACTGCATTAAATGCTTTAGCCAGCTTTTCAGCAACAATCATATTCTTGTTGTTTTGTTGAAAGTATTGAATTAATTCTTGTGCACTTGTGACTTGTCCGCCAGGATTACCAATGTACTCTTTGTAGTTCATTGTAAACATACCGTCAGCAGTTCTACGACCAAATACAATAGCAGGACTGCCGTCCCATTTAATTGTTACTTTTTCTGGAGTACTGACTGCATTGGCCATAGCATCTACAACTGCCAATGCTTGATCACTGCCTTGGAATATAAAATCCTCGGGGTGTGGTGTACGTGCACCTTCTGTAAGCATCTGTATAAAGCCGTTTGAATATTTCATTGTGCGGGTTCCCATGCCATGTGTTTAGCCCCTTTGGCTTGTGGTTTAAATCCCTGTTTTTTATAAAATCCAGTAAGTGCTCGTTGACTGACTTGCCCTTTGTCCCAAGGATATAATGTCAGTGTAATGTTATCCTGTTGTGCCATATCTTGTAGTTTTTTCATTGCACGGGTTCCGACGCCACTGCGTAAAGGGTATGCTTGGAACCAATCAACTTCAACTGCATTACGTTTGCTCATGCTTGGCTTTAGTGCAAATACTGCAAATTGTTGATCTTCACCCTCGCCCCATACCATAACTTTATCACCACGACCATAATTCCAGTCCGCAAAATGATTGTATATTTTATCAATCCATTCTTGTGCAGCCCATGACTGAGGGGATTCTGTTATAAATTCAGTACTTTTCATTTTAACTTTTGTTGTATGTGTCTAAACCACTCAGTGGGATGTTCGCTTTGTTCTAGTTGTGGCATTTGGCGCCCACTTTTTGCTAGGTATTCTGCAAAGTCTGCTAACTTTTCGTTGCGTTTGGGATCGTTACGTAGTGCAGAGATTGTTGACTCAACGCTGGCTAGATCCTTTACAGTACCACGACCATCAAAAAATATGTGTGCCATTTTAGCAGGATCATTAGTAACTAGTTCGTTAGTGATTCTATCATGGACTCCGGTAATTACATTTACTTTAACACCTAGAGGTTTACCAATGCTATTAAACAATACTGCACGATCAACACCTTTAAACTGACTGCCAGCAGGCATTGCCGCTAACATAAACTTACTCCACTTCATGTTAGTCAAGAAGTTAAAGTCTACCTGCACATAACCCATTTTAGGATTGCCGTTGATAGGCGCACGAAAATGCACTTCAATGCCAGTGGCATCGATCCAACGATCTAAATGTGCAGGTTCTTTGCCTTTGGCTTTACTATTAATAATTTGATCATCAGGTATGCCCTGTTTCTTACACCAATTAGTTAATACACCAATTACTGCATCTTTTTTAATTACATTACCGTCTAGTGCTAGATCAATATCACCTGATGTTTCAGTAACACCAGTACTGCCCAGTAGTTCGCCTTTTAAATTTAAACCTGTAACTTGCTCAAGCCATGCCACTGTGGTAGGAACATCGTTACGATTTATCCTTTGTGTTAAAGGAACTTTCTTAGCATCTTTAAATACGTTTCCGCCTTCTAGCAATATCATTTATGTTCCTAGATGTAGATTGTGTTGTTGACTTAGAAATGCTTGCATAGCCTCAGTTGGTACTTTACCACTGGCCAAATGAACCCATTGACCTTGATCGTTGAGTCCAAAGTCTTTGCCACGCCCAGTACTAATAATGATTGGTTCATTATTTTTAATTTCCACCCCTGTTGCCAGTTGCGGACCTGCGGGAGTTGGTGCTGGTGTAGGCTGTTGAGGTGCTGGTTGTTCTGGAACTTGAACTAATTGGCCATTGACCATTTTGTATTTGGGCTTTTGTTGAGGAGATGAGGATTTAGTACGTGTGGGATCTGACATGCCTGTTGAATTAATTGCGGTATAACTTAGATATTTGCCAAGGACAGTTCTAATATAGTTATTAACATCACTAGATTTCATTGACGCAGGGGTCGCAACTTTTGATATTATACCAGGAGCTCGGGGAGTGGCTTGTTTTAAAAATTGTTGTAGATTTTCCGGTGTGTTGTTGCTGGGGTCTTGTGATATTAAATTATTCCATCGACCAATAAAAACATTGGCGACATTATTTAATTGTTTTTGCCCCTCACTGGGTGCTACCAAATTCTTGGCTTTTGAGAATCCGGTTTTAGCCAAGCCACCAAGTTTTGAAACTAGGGGGGGTGCTTCCATTATAATTTCATTAATCTTCATTTTGATCCAATCTGCGTACCCCACGGGTAAATTTATTGGGATCTTGTGTACGGATACTATTCAAGAGTCTGCGCTCTAATTCTGCTGCCTGTTCAGCATCATAATTCTCTCGTATATAGTTTAGTAGGTTTATAGCACTAGCGATGACATTAGTTGCACGACTCTCAATGAGACTCTTTTTGTCTCTCTGAGGGCTCATAGTGGCTAATTCTTCTAATATGCTATGGGTCCGCTTTTGCAAGATTTGCTCCAATCTATGTTATATTTATACGGAGTTAGCAAGTTCTGGGAATGTCTTTCGCCAGTTTGTATTACGCCTTATGTCTAATTTGTCCAGGAATTGTGACATTTCATTTGTAAGTTTTTTGCTGAAATTCAAAGCAAACAAACCCATTGCAGGTTGGGTTCTGTGTTCTATAGGGTCAGTTACTCTGTTGGCATTGAAATTGCTTTTGAGCCAAGAATTCAAATTGGATAAGTTTGAGTAATTTAAGATTCCCACTGTGGTATTAACGGCAAACATGCAATTTACCGGACTCATATCTATATACCACTGCAAATTTTTAGTCACTTCAGCCCACGATGCCGGAAATCGTTGGTATTCAAACCTTTCCCCTATGTCGTCTATGCTAAAATCAAGTTGTACTAATTTGAATTGAGCCCACAAATCTAGTAGGTTTTTTGACGGCAAGACGGTACCATTTGTGTTATAATTGATATGAACTTGACTTTTTATCGGGATAGCATCTAAGAATTCAACATGTTCTTTACTTAATAACGGCTCACCACCATTGAAATGTATATACTTTAACTTATTCAAATCTAAAGTTTTCCAAATAGTATTGACCGATCGATGTCGGTGTTGTAAGGGGAGATCTAATTCTTTCGCCCAAGCACTACTATTGTCAGGTCCGCATATAACGCAACGTAGATTGCAAGTGTCTCCGGTCCAATAATCAAGTCTAATTAGTTCAACTTGGTGGTTGAACAAACCATTATCTCGATACCAACTGTTGGATCCTATACGTCTACTAGAGTCACCGGCCTTGTCACAGGCCACACATGCCGCGGGCGACTGGTTGCGTTCCCACGCTTGTCTAATCTCTACTAGATAGTTGTTGTTATAAAAATTAATTTGGCTTACCTGTTGTGTGGGACTGATGCAACAAGGAGAAATTTGTATAGCATTATTTTTTGATACAATATTTAGATTTTTATAAGCGTCAATACAGGTCATTTACGAATCCGATACAGACATTCATTTGCAAACAATGTTTGGACTTTGTCGTCATCAACGTGAAAATAAGGGCTTGTCTTTTGTCCGTGATACCACAAGTTCGTGCTCAATTGATTTTGAGAATAATTAACAATAAAATTTTCTATATAATTTGAATTAATAAAATTGGTATAATCCTGATTAAACTCAAATCCTCCTAAACTAAAACAAAAAGGAATATTTTTTATTGTTAGTGTTGTTAAACAAAAAGAAATATAAAAATAATTTTTAAGTCTTTCAAAGTTTTGCGAAGATGCAGTTAGTTTGTATTTTTCAATTGTTTTTTTAATGTCAGTATCAATTTGATAGTTGTTAGTTGTATATCTTGCATAATGATAGTTTGATAACTCCTGTGCTGATAATTCTTTAGGTAACGCTGAAATATTTTTGTCTATTTCGTATCTACCATCCGTAGTAAAAGAAATAATAACAAAATCTGGATTTAATTTTAATCCTTGGAGTAACTGCAAATTGATCATTGCATTACTACATCCCCCATAGGCAAGATTTAGTACTTCAAAATTTGGATCATTGTCCAAAATTTTTTCTGACCAATGTAGATCTGGAAATTTTGGATCTGTTACACAATAACTATCTCCGCAAATTAAAATTTTCATTCTGATTTACTCTTTAATCCAGCAAGCATACTTTTGAGTTTAGTGCTTTGTACTTCTGCACTGATTGCAGGCATATCGAGTCCCTGTCCGGGTTTGGCCTCGGGTTTAATAAACTGTCGGGGATTGTCTTTGATCTGTTCCATGATACTGGCCTTGGGTGGACCAAATCCCGATTCGGTATCTAGGCCTGGATCAGTGATACGCATAGTTTCAATATTGTATTCCAAATCAATCTTTTGCCCTACACCAGTACTTGATCTAGACTTCATACATTGTATTTGATACCGCCCACGTTCACGCATTGCACGACTTGTAAAGATACCAAACACGTTATCAGCTGTGTTAATCTTACTAATACCGCCAGCAATATGACTGTGATCAAATTCTACT